GCTGACCCTCTGCAGGGGCTTGGAACTGTTTCATTAGTTCTGCTTGCAGGGCGGCTTCGTTCATATTGTTGGTTACTTTGTCGGGGTCAAGGTCCATAGACTTTGCAATCTCGCGGATTACATACTGAAACTTTGCAAAAGGAGCAAGAGCAGGATTACTAGCCACTTGCAAGAATTGCATCAGTCTTTGGCTACGCACTTCATTTGCCATCAGACTCTCTGTGCCACGTGCTTTTACTTCTAGGTCGCCTTTAATTTCTGGGTCAAAATCAAACTGCATATTAAAACGGAAGAAACCTTCTCCAAGAGGACGTAGCATATAGTCGTCTACATTTTTAATTACCGTCTTAATGCTTCCAGCAGCCGCACCCATTAGCATTGAGATACCGCTAGCAGTTCTACCTATACCTTGCACACCTGTTTGTCCATGTGCAAATGAGGGGAAGCCTGTGCTTTCATCTGCAAGCACACGAGCCTTATCAAACAGCATCATATTCTCTGATGAAACATTCGGAAACTTTGTACCAAATATAGCCTGACCCGGTGCGCCACCTTGCCTACGGAATATTTTACCGGGATACAGCGATAGGTCTTGTCCCGGCACAAGGTTTGTTTCATCTACCTCTACAATCAAATTGCCTGACAGCACAGCGTTATCAACAGCCATACGCATAAAACCATTCATCAGTGTTTGTGTATCGTCCATATTTTCCGCAATGCCCACACCAAAGAAACTGTATGGGTTCAGTTCATATGGTGAAGCTACGTATGGAATTTTGGCTGGCTTAAATGGATTAAGAACCATCCGAATAAGTTTGTTATTACAAATCCAGATATTTGCTTGCAGTTCATCAAAGTCTTGCAATTCTGTAGGTATATCTACATTATGGTCTTGTAACATTTCTACATCGACCATGCCCCAATACTCAAGAACTTCAAAGCGGTCAATACCATGCTCTGGTGCATAGTCAGAAAGGTCATCTTCCCAATATTTTTTATTGTAGTTTTCGCCATAAGAAATTGCTTCATCAATAACTTGACTACGGAAGTATGGACGTTTCTTCAAATTACGCAGTTGTGTACGTGACATTTTATGTCGTTCAATTACAAACTGTGCTTCATCCATGTTATTAGAATCGGGGTCTGGATAAAAATTCCAAACAGACACATGATTTACTTGCGGCACTGTTTTAAACAGTGGGTCATATTCTCCATCGTCATTCCAGTTTGGATATTCTTTATCTGTAGCAAACGGTCCTTTCATAATACCTGTACCAAACAATGCCATTTCAAAGGCACTGCTACGAAGGCTCTTGCTTGCACCAGACTCTTCAAGCTGGTCATGTATTTTCTTTTCCATTTTCTTAGCTGCAATCTTTGCAGGACTAAACTCAATGGCTGTCGGTGTTTTACCCGGTCCTTCTTTTAGTTTATCTTCTACTGGCTGTAGCTTATCTTCTAGTGGACCTAATTTTTCTATAAGACTTTTTGCCGTGGCACCTGCTGGAAAATCTGCACCATCTCCTGCAAAACCATAGGGGCTAGATAAAGCAGTCTCGCCTCTAAGTTGCTCTGGTTCTTGCGGGTCAAAGTGTACACTTTCAACTACACCTTCAGGAAGTTCAGTAGGGTCAACTGACAGTGGAAATTTATTAGCAGCAAACAGTACATCAACAATTTGTCCATAAGCGGCTAGTGTTTTTGTTTTAGTTACCTTAATAAATACGCGAGATTTTTCTGCTTCAGTAAATTGCACATCCGGCCCATACAAGCCACGATAGTTTCTATATGCTCGTAACCACCGTTCCTCATCCTGATAACGATAATCTTCAGCCCGTTGATACCTTTCCATAATAAATGGAATAATATTGGATACTTCACTATCTTCTTCGACGGTATCATCTGTATCGTCAAGAGCAATAGCATTATCCTCAATCATCATTTCATCGTCTGCCATTATACTTCCTTTGCTCCAACTACAGTGCATTTATAGTTTACAGTTGTCCAATCACCATCAATTGGCAATTCTTCGTGCAACACCTGCATTTTTATACACTCTGCTTTTTCTTCAAACCATTGCACAGATTGATTGATACAGGATTGACTATCCATGCACACTGTTAACATTAATGACCAGATAACTTCCATACTAATATCCAAATGTTGAGTCGGCTACTTGCATACCGGAACCCGGTCTACCGTGTGGGTCGTAGTCGAAAATAGAGAACCGGGGTCTGGACATAATACCGTACCGGAGTGCGTCATAAAGATGGTCTTCAGACTTTGTATCAACGTCTTCTGGATTTCTTTTGTCCAACGGGATGGACGGTAACTGACTGATGACATTTGTACAGCTATCAAAAAATACAAGTCTTGGTTCCTCTGTAAATTCATCTATCTGTAGTCTACGATGTATTTCATTCTTACCCGCTACACGACTACCTCTGCTGCGGTCTGATGGTCGCCAGCGACAGCCTTTGCTAATCATTTGCTCCGCAAGAGAAGGACCAGTATCGCCACGCTTGTGCCAAAGACTGCTATCCAAAACACCATACTTAATATTTCCATCTTCGGCTTCCAAATCCAATATCATATCGGCCAAGTCTGTAGCCAAAACCTTACTGACGTATAATTCTCTGTAGACAACCAATTGTTCATCAGGCGCAACGGCAAACCAAATAACACCAGAATAACTGCCGTAACCATAGTCACATGCACGAAACTTGACCCAGTTGTTAGGGATACTAAAAGGCTCCACAACATGAATATCCCTATTAAACTCAGTGAACGCTGCACCCTCTTTGATGTCCCAATCACCCTCAAGAAGCTGCCTACGCTGCTGTTCAGGAAGCGAGAGGAGCATGGCTTCGTAGTCTCCTGCTGCAGATAGGTACGGGTTATCAGAAAGTCTTGCTGGGATGAACCGTCGTTTGAATAAAGACTTTCCAGCCTTGCTATGTCCTGCTGGGTATTTAAGTACTTCTCCTGTTTCAATGTCTGTTGCATCAAATGTCCTGTTGTATGGTGCAGGGTCAATAAACATCTTCTTGACCCACTGATGGCCCCGTCCACCGGGGTTAGTTGTAGCCCTCATAAATATAGGCAAGTCTGGTGCAGTGGACCGTAGACGTGACCGCATGTAATTCCATGCATATGGTGTGGCCCACTGGGTCAATTCGTCAAACCCTATCCAGCTAAATGCCAGACCCTGATAACGCAAGACATCATCGTCCTTATCCAGATATGACATCCACAACCTTGCGCCAGATGGTGCAGTCCACTGCATCTTACGTTCTGACCATTTAATACCCGGCCAGATTTGTGGGTATAACTCCTGCGACTTAAATATAAGTTCTCTTAGTTCTTCAGTTGTATGTCGTAGAAGTAGTCCACTAAATTGTGAATGACCCATATAGCGTAGTGGGTCTGCCAACATAGCATAAGACTTACCACCACCAGCACTGCCACCATAAAGAACTTCTCTTTCACTAGCTGCTAGGAACGCTGTCTGTGGGCCGGGGTTTGGCTTAAACAGTACATTAGCATGTTCCTCAATACCGCTAGTTTCATATGGAACTTCTTGTATTTCAACCGTTGGTTTTTGCGCCGGTTCTTGTTTCTTCGATTGCCTTCGCTTTGGCGATTGCCGTTTCCGCATACTCTGCCCACTTGCGGAGGCTTTTAGCCGTGTTCTTACGCTGTCGCTCATGTGCTAATCGTTTCCTTAATCCTACATGCGAGATGTATCTGCCACTATTTGTTGTCAGCCAATTTGCAACTTCACGGTAGGAATATTGATTGACGTACTTACGTGCCTTCTCTAACAAGTCCAGTTCAACTGATATAGGGTCAAGAATGTCAGGGTCTTCTTCACTCTGCTTGTAACCAAAAGGTACAGTTCTTGCAATGCGTGGTATCTGTACCCATTCGTTTTCTTCTTTAATGTCTGTTGGCTGCGGTAGTTTCCACCTGCCTATACTGCGGCTCATTTCTTTCTTACCACACCACCTTTTTTAAATTGTTTATTTCGGATGGTTTCATTTTGCTTTTGGAGTTCTTTTAGTTTTTTAACTGATGCTTTATTCGGAAACTTTTCTTTGTACGCATTCACACGCATTCCTGCTTTTTTTGCTTCTTCCTTAATAACCTGTTGTTGCCGCGTTAATGCCTTTACAGATGCAGCATGATGATGCCGTGCCTTATCGGCAGACTCTTTAACAGTCGATGGTTTTTTAGATAAATTCTTTGTTGCTTTTGAAGCGGCCTTGAGAATCTTAGTTATAGCCATTAGTCTTCCTCCTCCACAGGTGCTTTCGGTGGCATAAGCATAACACCGCCACTTGCTTCTACCTGCATCTTTTCTGTCTTTACTAAACCTACACGGTCAAGTAGTTCTTTAGCAGCAGACATCTTATCACGAATACCAAGTTCTGTTGGGTCATACAAAGCATGTGTCATAGCTATTGCAGCCTTTGGCGCATTACGTGCCATATACATTTGAGTCGCCTCAAGTATCTCTTCTTTAATGCCCTTAACAATTTCTGCAGTACTAGAAGTGTCAGCATATCCCGCCATCTTTTTAGCTGCAACCATATCACCGGCAGCTTCATCAAAAAGGACGGCAAGAAACTTCTGTTGTTTTTCTGTTAACTGTCTAGCCACTAAACTCTCCGTGATGCATAGCATGGGCGAGTTTTGTACTACGCGATTTTACTTGAATTGCCCACCTGCTGTCAAGCATTTCTTTTGCCGCTATGTCAAATTTATTTTCGTGTATAGCCGCCCACATTTTTTTAAATTTACTTAATCGTGGTACACCCATATTAAATGCCATATCTACCAATACTAGCTGACGTACAGCGTCTAACTC